AATACATTTGCACCACTTGTTCTTGTGACTTCTAACATTGCGTTGCCACCTGAACTTGGGTTTATTAAAAGAGTATCTCCTAAAACTTGTGTATTTCCACCACTTAATATTTTTAATCTATCTGCAACAGTACCACTATCAGTAGTTTGGAAAGTCATAAATGTACTGCCACCAGAACTTCTTGGTCCAACACTCGCTTCACCACTTGTTGAATTATATTTTAATTGTAAAGAGTTTGACGTACTTGCACTTGCACCCATTATGTGTGAAACACCACTAGTATCAATTTGTAGTTTAGGAGAACCACCACCATAACCACCAAGCCCCATTCTGTCGGCTGAGGCGTCTATATGGAAATAATCTCCACCTGTAAAATCTCCATCTGAACCATCAAAAAATATTGCAGCATTTCCGCCATATTCTTGGAAAGTGAAAGCTGAATTATTATCTTTTACGTGGAATTTAGCTATTGGTGTAACTCCTATACCTACATCTCCATCTGCTTTGAATGTAACTTTTGTGCTTCCTTGTACTTGAAAATAATGGTCAGATGTTGCATTATAAGTTAATGAAGCTGAACCTTTTATACCGTAATCTCCACCATTAAATAATAAATATCCATTTTTAAGATGTAATAATTCTGATGGATTTAATTCTCCACCAATACCTATATACCCATTTGCAGCAATATCAAATCTGTGAGCTGCATTAGTAGCATCAAAAATATAAAATTGACCACCTGGAGTTGTAGAGCTACCACCTGTTCCTAATCTAAATTTTGCTTCTGCTTCTAATTCTACTTCTGCATAACTTGAAGCAACTGTGTTTTCTATTTTAATTCCTCTATTGTCTCCACTATCATTTTTTATATGTAAAAAAGTTTCTGGACTATCTTCATTTATTCCAACGAAACCATTTTCAGCAATTCTCATTACCTCAGCCTGTGTTCCTGCATTATCAGTTTTAAAAGCAATATATCCTGAATTGTTTGCACCTGTTGTTCCTGTTTGTATTGCAGCATAACCACCAACATTATTAGTAAAGTTTATTGTAGAACAAACATCAGTTGAATTATTATTTGGAAAGTGCATTTCAAGTATAGTTCCTGCATCATTTGAGCCATCAGATGTAATTTTAGTTGTAGCAGTACTATCAATTGTTAATCTTTGATTTACAGATGTATTATTTCCAGTAGCAAAATACATCCCTAAAGCACCACCTGTACCATCATCATATACACCTAAACTTGCAGCAGTATTTGAACTCTCACTCCAACCTATTCCACCACCATAATAACTAGTAGTAGTAGGAGGGTTTAATTGAATCACGTGCTCTGCTGGAGTATCTGGTAAAGTTGAATTATCTATTGCTAAAGTAGATTTAATACTACCTGCACCTGTAAAGTTTCCAATATTAACTAGATTTCTGCTAGAATCCATTACGTAAGTGCCGTTTAATTGGTACGCTGACATATTAGCTAGAGAAAAATGTACTGTACTAGCAGTAGAGGATAAATTGCCAGCTAAAGTAATAGCGTCGTTATCTCTATTCATTGTAACTACTGTACTACCTGATGCAGAATTACTATGTCTTTTTATATAAAATTGATTATTAGCACCATCATATACTTGTGAGAATCCATATAGAGTACCTGCTTCCATTAATTTAATGGAACTATTTGAGCCACCTGTTAAAATAAATAATGATTTATCGCTAGAAGCACCTGTACTTCCAATAGTAACATCTTGCTCAAAAGTTGCAGAACTACTATTTAATTGTAAATAATTAGCATCATTATCTTGATTAGTTAATAAAATAGTATTAGCATTAAGAGATAATTGTCTATCTAATTTCGAAGATACGTGGTTTACATTTGTTGATGAATTATGTACTATTCTAAAATCAGTTGAAGCACCAAAATCTAAATTTTTATTATCTCCTATATTTACACTTCCACCGAAACTTGTATCTCCATCAGAATGTAATGTTATTTGATTTACACTTGCTTGGTCGTTATAAAAAATTAAATGATTATCTGCATAACTACCGAAAACTCTAAATTGTTCTGTATTACTTTGTTTAAAAGACATCCAAGAATAAGTGCCACTACCAGATGTATAATTTAATATGATAGACCTGTTTGTGTCGCTACTTACTGTGATATTTCCTCTTGATTCAATATTTTTTAATAATAAATCTGCATATTCATAACCTGTCCCACCTGTATTAACTGTTGTTGTAGGTTGTTCTGTTGTTCCTTTAAATAATTTAAATTTATTGCCATCAGAAGCATCTGCGAATAATCCTAAATATCTTGCTGAACCATCATTATATTTTCCATATACCCCTATGTCGAGACTATTAGCTGAATTATCTTTAGCCAACTCTATTAAAGAATCTTCTACTGCTATTGTTGATGTATTTACAGTTGTAGTTGTACCATTAACTGTTAAATCTCCTGCTATTGTTAAATTTTGTGATAAACTTGTATTTCCATTATTATCTATTGTAATTCTATCTGCACTTGTATTGAAATCATATAATCTAAATGAATTACTACCACTTGGCACATACCAAGCAAAAGAACCACTACTATTTGTTGCTTTAAATGCAGCTAAACCTGTTGTATTTTCTACTTCTATTCTTGCGTCTCCACCTGCTTTATATGCGTGTACTAATTCTTGTGGGCTTGTTAAACCTACTCCTAAATTTCCACCTAAAAGATAAGAACTACCACTTGCTTTTAATACAACTTTGTTTATTTGACTTGCATCATCAATTTTTACTTCAGAATTTTGTCCACTTTTTGTAAACCTTGTTTCTCCTGTTCCTGATTGTATGTTTATACCTGTACTATCCGCGTCAATAAGAAGTTTTCCTGTTCCAGTTTGTTTTATATAACTAGATGAACCATCGTGGTAAATTTGTAAATCTTGTGAGTCTCCTAATCGGATTTTTTCATCATCTCCCATATCCAAGCCATCTGCTACTGCAACTCCTGTAATTGTAACACCTGTACTTGTAGTAGATAATTTTTCATTTCCACTTTGTCTTAATGATACATTTTCTGTACCTGTATTCATTGCAATAAATGTATTTCCATTAGATTGATTTCTAAAGAAAATATTTGTTCCATTACTTTGAACATATAAATCTCCTGTACCTGTTTCATTTATATAAGAATTTGAGCCATCGTGATATATTTCTAAATCAATACCATCACCAAATTTTAATTTAACATTATCTGAAAATATTGTTGGTTTACTATATACAACGTGTTCATTACCACCATCAACTCTAAAATATTCAGTAACACCACCAGAACCATCATCAGATTGAAAGATAATATCACTATCATTTGCTTGATTTTTAATATATAAATCTCCTGTTTTATTTATTATATGAGAATCTGTAGCATTGTGATATAATTGTAAATCTCTATCATTTCCTAAATTAATAGTACCATAATCAACCCAAGATGTATAAGTCCAAGTTCCATCAGCTACACTACCATCTAATTTAAAATATTCAGTTGTTCCACCTGAACCATTATCAGATTTAAAAATCATATCTCCATCATCGTGTGCTTGTGTGAAAATAAAATCTCCTGTATAGTTTTCTAAATAAGTATTTGAACTATCGTGGAATATTTCTAAGTCATTTGAAGAACCTATAAAAAGTTTTGTACTATCAATAAATTGTACTGGTTTGCTAAAAACTGATTTTACTGTACTTCCATCTAATTTAAAATATTCAGTAAATCCTCCAGTACCATCATCAGTTCTAAAAATAATATCTTTGTCATCAGCTTGATTAGTTATATATAAATCTCCATTATAATTATTAATAGAAGAATCTGTACCATTATGAAATAATCTTAAATCCTCTCCATCTCCTAATCTTATTTGCTCATTATCTCCCATCGATAAACCATCAGAAACAATTACACCTGTAACTGTTACTCCTGTACTTGAAGTGTGTAGTTTTAAATTATTGTTAAAGTATAAAAATGAGCCACCACCTGCTGTAAATTGTGCCATATTAGATGAGCCATCTGCTTTTGTTATATAAACACTATCACTTGCTCTTACATATAAACTACCTGTTCCACCCTCATCAATATAAGAATTTGTACCATTATGATAAATTTCTAAATCATTATCTGTACCAAATCTTGCTCTACCAGAATCTCCTAAAGATAAATTTCCACCTATTGTTACATTTGTTGGTAAACCTATTTGTAATTGCTGACTACCTGCTGATGTTTCTATTTCGTTTGCAGTACCTACGATTGCGAATACTTGACTATCTAAATCTACTGACCCTGTACCACTATCTCCACTAAAATCTAAATCCTCTAATGTTATTCTTGAAGCGACATAATCTACGACTGCTGCACTTGTAGGGATTGTTGTATCGTTATCATTATTTGCGATTCCGTCAGCTTCATCTACAAATTTTGTAATTGTTATATTTTCCCCTGTGTCTTTTAACGAGCCAAATTCTAAAATATTTGTTACCTTAAAATCCCCTGCGTTATTTAGATGTATTCCTGTTGCGTTACCAGAACCATCTGTTAATTCTCTTAATGAAGAACTAATTACTGCATTATCAATGGTCTTAATAAGCCCTACATAAGTGTTCGATATTTTAGTATTAAATAGACTTGCCATAATTTATCTTTATTTTTTTATCCTCTTTTTTTAAAAAAGTTTTCAATTTCTCAATATTTTTCTTTTTTGGTTTATATGTCATAACACCCAACCATTAAATGTAGCGTCATTACTTGGATTAATATCCTCGTTACTATTGCTTGTGTACTCTGGATAATCACTATTTCTAAAACTTATATAATCTATAAATCTCCTTGTGTACCACTGTGCATTTGTTCTTGCTTTTTCAACCAAATAATCAACTTCATTCTTTGAGACCGTTTCACTTGTCTCGCTTGTGTGTTTAAAAATTCCACCATTCCTAATTTGGTATGCTGCAAAAGGAATATAATCCACTTGACTATACCAAATCAACATTGGAACGATATAATCATTTAAAAGTGTTTTATACTTTGCATTTGCATTTAAGTCAATATCGCCACTTGTAATTAATGTTCCAATCTTATTATATAACTCCGTTCCGAGATAGTTTTGTATATGTATCTCTTGTGCAAGTTTTATAAATTGTATGAACTTGTCTGTGTCTACATTCCCATCCATTATGGAGTTGCGAATTAAATCTGTTCTATTTATAAAAAGTGCCGTTGCCATTATTTCTTTTTGTTTTTAGGTTTCCAATTTGGGTGGTGCCCATTGTTTGCCATATCTTTTGGTGCTTTTTTTGCATCTCTCCAACCTCTTGGTCTGCCTTCATATGTTTTTGGTATGCTATCAACTTCTACATAATCCTTCATTTTGTCGGATTTTTCTATGTATTTACCATTTGTTTTCTTTTTTAATCTATAAAGTTGTTGCTCCCAATAATGTCCACAATTTACCCCACCTTTAAAACGGAATAAATCATAAGGTTTGCCTTTGTGTCCAAAACTTTTATTTACCCCTGCCTTACTTGCAGCGTCAATATCCTCTATTCTGTAAACTAAATTTCTTGCCATCATAGTTCTACAAAATTTTCTTGTACTTGTACTGCTATATTTTTGTGCATATTTATATCTGACTTTGTAAAAACTTTTATCCAATACAGAAAAATCTCCTTTACCTTTTTTGGTAACTGCATTTGCTAATTGTTGGAATAAATTTTCTTTTGCTTGTATATGTTCGTTAGCCCAAGTTTCAATGTCAGAATTTTTTTCTGAATATTCTCTTGCGTCAGCTAATACCCATTCATCAGATATTTCCTCGCCTTTTAAATTTTCAAGTATATAATCCTCATTTTCTGCTGATAATTCTTGTACTTGTTCCTCTTGCTTTACCCCTGTTTCTTCTTCGATACTTTCTTCGTCTTGTACCTCTTCGTCAATTTCAGTAAATTCAAGTGGTTGTAAAGTCACAAAATAAAGATTTAAGGCAATATCATTAACAGCAAGTATTTTATCAAATGCGTCTATTAAAAGTTCTTGAAATGGCCTTATAACCGTATTATCCATTAATAGCGAAGCTGTTTTAATTTCCTCTGCGTTATTACCTAACCCTGTATTGTCTTTAATACCTAAAAGCATAGGCGATACGATACGGTGTGCAACCATAATTTTTTTACTTGATTCATCAGATAAAAACTGATATTGATTATGTGCGTCTGATAATTGTACAGGCGTAATATCTGCTTGTGCTTCTTTATTGTCGTTAAATGCCAATATAAATTTACCTGCGTTACTACTGCCACTAAATTTTTGTGCTATTCTGTGTTCTATTAATTGTCTTTCCTCTTGATTAGGAATTCCATTATTAAAATTAATAAGCATTGACGGACTTAATCCATTCATTATATTATTAAGATGATAATTGGATATTTCCTCTTCCAACTCTGCATATTGTAATCCACCTTGATAATCAACAGGACTATAATAATAAAATCCTGCTCTATATGGTTGGATATATAAAATTTCTAATGCTTCGTTACTTTGACCAAACGCTGGTATACGTTTTGGCTCATCTGATGGTTTTAGCTTACTCCAATCTTTAAAATAATAATATGCTTCAACCTCTCCATCATCATTGGCTTTTTCTGCCCTTAAAGTTTCTACAGGAAAGTGTTCTACTTGTGCAACTTCTGTTTTTGTTTTATTATAAATTACTTGTACTGCACATTGACCCATTAGTTTTAAATCGTAACATAATTTTCTGACACAATCTTTTTTAAATAGTGTCATCATCTGTGCGTATTCATTTGGTTTATCACTTGCGTCTGTAGCATTTAATCCTTTACCAAATATCTGTTGCGATATACCATTTATGGAAGCATTATTTGTTGGACTTCCGTTATATCTATCTATTAAATATTGAAAATAATTATTATCTTTTCCATATTGTACCCAATCTCTCCTTGCAACTTCCTTAACTTCTGGAGATGTGTATGTACTTAAATTCACAAAACTGACTTCGCTTTGTTTATTTTTAATAAATTGTCCTAATTGATTTCTTTTTCGTGTTTTCATACTACAATATACTCATTATTATAAGAATTATTTGTTGTGTATTGTCCATTGTTAATATTATAATGTTCGTTGTCGTTTAATTGGTCTATATCTTGGTCTGTTACAAATATTCTATCTTTAAAAATCATTTGTTTTTGGTCGCTATCGGTTTGCCATAATTCATCATACATTTGCCATAAACTTAAATTTGTATTCCAATAATTAAAATCGGCAAATAATTCTAAAGCATAAAATCTTGCTTCTTTATAAATACTATTACCAGAGCCATCTACATAATTTATTGTAAATGTTTTTCTACCCTCTGTATCTTCTGAAACAGAACCACCATCAACATAATAGTTAAATGTTTTATTTAATGATTCATCAATAACATTAACCCACATAGAAGCTAAAAATTCTCGTGGAATAACTGTAAATGTTTGCTGTGCTGTTGTAGTAGATACTATCATTGTCTATATAACGAACAAAATAGATTAATTTGTAAAATAAAAAAAGCCCTCTGAAATAGAAGGCTCTTTTAAATAAAAACTAATTATTAGAATATTAGTTTGGAGTGATTTGTGTAGCACTTGCTGATATTACTCCAGCGTCCACAAAATATGGTGCTTTTTCCTCTTGACCCTCAAATGTCAAAGTAAAGCCAGATAAATCCCCAGCTGCAGCACCTGTAACTATTGTACCTCCTGTACACTCTACCCCATTTTCAACACCACATAGTAATTGGTTTCCATAATAATCTTCTACCACTAAATGTGGATTACTAACAGCAAGTAATTGAACTTCCTCTTTAGTTGCATTTTCTAAATATGTTAGTGTTAAATTTAATGTTTGAGCATAAAAAGTTGAACCATTTTCTCTTGAACTATTGATTGCTACTTCCAAAGATGAATTTCCTTTTACATCAAATTTGAACCAAGCAGGCGAACCTGAAAAAGCAGAAATTGTTTTATCTGCGTCATAAGTCACCGTACCTAAAGTGCCATAGTCAGCAAAATAGACAGCTTTTATACCACCGAACCCTGTTTTACAAGGTAATTTTCTTCCTGTTGTTAAACTACAAGCCATAATTATTTATTTTTTAAAAAAAAAGGTAGGTAGTCAAACCACCTACCCTTTTATGTTACACATTATTTTATGTTATTATGCTAAAGTTAAAAGCACTAAATCGCTTCCGATTCCATACTGTACACCAGCCGTGAATCTCATAACAACTCTTACATTTTGACTTCCGTCAATGTCTGCCATATCGATTAACTTAACTTCGTTAAAATCTGACATTAAACCAGTACCAAAGTAAAGATTTGATTTTTGACCAGCTACTGCGTGGTCAGCAGGCATTCCTGGGCAATTTACAACTTGAATTCCTTCAAATGAAAGTGCATTCCCCATACTATACCATTGTGAACCTTTATCATCGTAACCTGCAGCACCTAAACCACTTGCTCCAAATCCACCAAGACTTCTAATATATGCTTGGTATGCAGTTGGGTTTACATAAATTGCTACATCTTCTTTACCATAAACAGCATTTGGAAGACTATCAACGATATTTCCTAAAAGTGTTGTGATATTAGATGATGTAAAAGATGTTTCTGAGCCATTAGAAGCGTCATTTACATCTGAATCTGCAGCCATTAAAACTGTTAATCCGTCAAATTCTCCAGCGTTACCATTAACACCACCCCAAATGTTTTGCTCATTTTTTTCTGCTACTAATCCTGCTACGTGAGAGATTAGGAAATCAGAAAATTTAGGTGGCATATTATGGAAAGCAGAATAACCCATCTCAATTGCTTCCCAATCAGAGATGAAATCTTTTTTACATAATTCTAAATTTACTTGGAATTCTTCTGGTTGTAGAATTCTTTCTGTTAATGTTACTGTAGCTGTGTCTGTAAAATCACAAGTCGCATCCTTGATAACATTTGCATCTGTTGCAACTTTTTTGATTACATCCTTGTACTTAACATTTGGTTTAATTGTAATGTTACCATTATCCAATGTAGGAGAACTTAAAAGGGCAGCAGATATATACTTACCCGAAAACTCACCTGCATATGTACTTGTTATACTTACTGTAGTCGCCATAATTTATTTATTTATTTTAATTGTTTACTATTCTATCTAAAACTCTATCCTTTATAGACATTCTTCTTTTTTGTGCGTATAAGTGTTGAGCTTTCTTTTTACCACCCTCTGGGCTATGTTTAATTGGTTGAGTTGCAGGTTCGGATAATTCCACTTCCTTTTTTTCTTCAACCTCTTTAGTTTCTTCAGAAAATTCTTCTTTAACTGTTCTTGATTTAAGAGGTTTTTGTTCCTCTACCTCAGCTTCAGCTTCGACTTCTTCTTCTTCATTAGGCATCATAGATTCTAAAGCCATTTCGATTTTAGAAATTCTTTCGTCCATCTCTTTAACTTTTTCTTCCATATTATAACCTTTTTCTTCTTTATCTTCTTCCAAATCTTCTGTAACTTCTTCTGGTTTTTCTTCGCTATTTTTTACATCAGCGATTATACCCTCTTGCTCAACAAGTAACACTTGTCCGTTTTCAAGAGAATATTCTCCAACAGGCATAGCTACTTTTTCATCTTCTGTTTTGATGAAAACCTCTTTGCCTTTTTCAAATGATTCTGCTTCTAAAACAGTACCATTTTCTAACTTTAGTTCCTCAAGTTTCACATCGAGGTCTAAAAGCGTACGAATTTTGTTTATCATTTCACTACTTTTCATAATTAACTAATTAACGGTTTATAAATTTAATTTTGCATTTTTAACTTGCAAGTCTATTGATTGTTCCAATTCCTTGTGCCCATATTGAACCATCACAACACTCTATTGAGTATAAATCTGTTTCTTTACAAAGACAAGCCCTTCTACTTGCTTTAGGACTTGTTCTACTTGGATAATATTCTTGGTTTTTTTTCATATTAGTCAATAGGTACACAATTAGGTACTTTTTTACCATTTTTCATTTTAAAACCAATCATTTCGTATCCAGCCCAACAAGGTGCTTTTAATTCGTGTGATTCACAAGGCATATACCACATTGAACCCTCAAATTCGTGTTCGTGTGAACCACTACAACCAATATCTTCTGCGATTTGCTCTGCTTTTTCTTTTGAAGCATACGCAAGTCTGTCATTAATTACAGCAAAATTTTCATCTATAACCATACTGGCTAAATCGACACCACTAACAATATTTTCTATTTGTTTTAATAGTGCTTTTGATAATCCTTCCACTGAATATTTTTTTTCTTGTTTTTTCATTTCCATTTTGTCTGCAAAATAACCCTCGATACTAAAGCCTTTGACCTTACCACTTTTTACATATTCATTCCAAACCTCGTCATTATTTACTTTTACTGAACCCATCCAAGTACCAACAGGCACATCAAAACCATATTTTGCTGATTTATCGTGCTTTTTATCTTCTACAATCCAACTTTCAACTAATGTTAG